GTCCCCCTTCATGTTGCGGTGGTAACACCCTACTACAGGCCGCTAGGCCAGAACTCTAAGTTCATTGTAGTTGGTTTTACCCTTCCCGTAAACTGTGAACCTATTGACAACGGTCAATAGACACCCATGCACGTTTTAGCTTAAAGCGGCGTGCATCCGCGTATACACCAGCCATCTTACCACCAAACGTAAGTTTGATGGTCTCGGGGTCGTCTCCAAGGAGACTATGAACTCGTAAGAGCTCACCCCAGCCGAGATCTGTTGATTGCGCTTTCGCGGTAACAGCAGTCCACACCAAGGCTTCGCAGCCTTGCAACGCTTCACAGCGTGATATGTGGTTGTTGCGCCTAGGATTACTCCTAGGCGATCCAGGGAATGGGCGATAGAAGAATAACCCGCCTTTACGGCGGGCTTTTTCTCCGTCTGCCGTGTACAGAGTAGGTGTGATCCTTGCGGATTGCAATTCCTCTGATATATACATGGCAGCCTGCCAATAGCCTTTCTCAAAGAGAGAGTTTGAATACTCGATCCAAGAGACGTAGGCTTCTGGTGTGGCAAGTGATGATCTGACGTGTTTCCGAAAACGGATCGGTGTAACAACGACGCCTTTGAAGGCGTCAACACCGCAGGACTCTCTAAAGAATCCTGTCACGCAACACTTGGCTTCATTGAACTTTAAATGAAAGTTCTCCAAGTATGATCTGATTGAACCATTGTCTTCGGTTCTACAGATTAGATCGTCACCGTAAACAAATATGGTAGACGCAATATTCCTAATGCGTCGAGGTTCGAGGCGGTCCTGAAGCACAGTGTGCGACAGGGTGCCGTTCTCTAATCTCATTTGTTTACTATAGACTGCGCCAACTGCAAGCGCAAAGAAGCATAATGCCTCTACAGGGAAGCAAACAGCTGACCCCATAGGTGCGAATTTCTTCAATTGCACAATACTGCCATTCGGAAGCTTTGTAGCCGATGACCTGGATGCCCACAGTGCCTCAACCCAATGTTTAGGGAAGAGGAGTTCTATAAGCGCCCAGGATACTCGATCACTAGCATCCTTCATGTCCAGTGTCGCGAACTCTCTCGAGAGAGAAGCGCGCAACGCAAGTTTACCATTAACGGTCTGGTCTCTAAAATTGACCTGACCTTTAGTTAATGGATGCGCCTCCAGCGCGTCTACCAAGACGCGATTTTGGCCTTGCTGGATCCACTGATTATTCAGTGGCTCACAACTGATCAAACGAGGCCCTCTACTATCCTTCGGGACCAGGACTACTTTCGCAGTACCTGTACTTACGGATGTTAGCGGGTTATCCCACGTATCAGATACGTGAGTGAGGTTGTACTTCATATACTCCATAAATGGGTATATGCGGTCGAGACGCTCAATTATGGTGGAGAAGTGGATCTTTTCAGGCCCACGTTCTCCGGTTGCAACTGATCCAGGCCCATGTCTGGGTAGGATATCGAGAGGGTCGAGAGACCCAATCGTAGTAGCGATAACATAACGAGCGACTTCAGCACAAAGCGAGAGCGACGGTCCGAGATCAATAACATCCCCAATAGGGAGATTACAGAATCGGACTGCCGCTTCGTTAGTGCCCCCTCCCCTCTGGCGATTAAACCAGACAGGTAGGCTTTTATCAACCTCACAAAAGTTGGTGATGACTTCATCATTACACTTTTGATCGTATGGCACGTCTAGCTTGTAGAAGCTAAACGTTAGTTGGCGTAGCAGTCCCACGGACTGTGGGTCCGCATCACTGCGGACCGTACCGGTTAGAGTAAATACTCTCCGCAGCACGTCCCCTAGGAATAGGGGTAGAGCGCTGCCACTTGCCTTTCTAAAGGGCGTAGTGGCGAAGGCGGCTGAGTCACCGAGCAGAGCCTTATCAATGGCTTTGCCTAGTAGTGGTAGGGTACGTGTTAAAAACGTAATACCTTCACTGCGAACGCGATTGGCTATTTCTAGGCAGTCGCGGTCACACTCAGTAACGGAGAACGGCGTTTCACAACGCGATTCTACAGGACGGACAGGCTGTTGCCTAATCCGGACAAGCACATCACAGTAGAACTGTGCCGAAGACCCCGCGCGTAAATGCGCTTTAACAGGGGTTCGTTTAGAGGTGTCAAATCCTCTAATAGGCTTTTTGCTGGTATTGCTTTTCATAGTAGGATGTAATCCAAGCTAGTCAACTCAATACAGGTACGTTTTAGGCATCAGAAGCTACTTGCTTCCATTAACAGTCCTCACGGACTGTCCAACCAGACTAGCAGTAGGGTTAAACCTACCGCTAGAAACTGAACCAACACAACGCGACCTAACATATGTTAGGCCTCCTTGTTAAGGAACTTCTGGACTGGTCCAGAAGGTGTACCGCCGGTCGAGAGCGTCGTTCCGAAGAACGCGAG